CAGAGCCAAAAGTCAAGCGAGCTACGCCTCCGGCTCCTCCGTTTGCAGATACAGAGTATTCGTCCTCATCTGCAGGAGTATCTCCGAGAGCTGTCATATTGCGAAGGTTAAGACCATTCTTGAATACAAGAACGGAGTTGATGCTATTGCTTGGAAGAGTCTGTGCGAGATCGATTGTAGTCGTAGAGCTACCGGAGATCTGAGCACCCTCCTGTGCAAAAGTGATTCCGAGCTTTGCAGCAGTCACAGAAGAGCTTGCAAGTTTTACAGCAGTGACTCCTCCGTCTGCGAGTGCAGTTGTACCTACGGCACCGGAGGCAATCTTAGCAGATGTCACAGCAGCAGCAGCGATCTTGTCGGAAGAAACAGCAGAGTTTGCGAGTTTTGCCGTAGAGACTGCAGAGTCTACAATCTCAGCAGTATCGACTGCATCGTTTGCGATCTTGGCATTTGTGACTGCATCGTCTGCGAGTTTTGAGTTATCGACTGCAGTAGCAGCGATCTTTGCAGTAGTGACAGCAGAGTCTGCGATCTTGGCAGTAGCAATTGCAGCATCTGCGATCTTGGCTTCTGTGACTGCTGCAGAGGCAATCGCTGCAGATCCTACAGACGCGTCAATGAGCTCAGCAGATCCAACAGAATCATCTGCCATCTTTGCGTTAGAGATTGAGTTATCAGCAATCTTTGCAGATGTGACATTTGCGTCTGCGATCTTGGCACTTGTGACAGATCCGTCTGCAAGTTTTGCTGTGCTGACTCCTCCGTCTGAGATTGAGATTGTATCTCCGTTTTTCTCCAAACCTCCAGACGCAGTTACGCTCCCTAACCCGGTAAATCTTTGGAAGCTGATATTTGTTGATCCAATAGTCGGAGCTGAGTCATTGATACAGACAAAACCCTGATTGTCGTATGTATTGCCTTCGAGAGCAAAGAGGAAAGCACCAGGAAAGTCTGCTCCTGCATCCATGTCAGTAGAACGAGACATAGCAGATCCAGATCCTGCAAAGACATATACTCCGTTTTCAGTCGCGTCTGTCTGATTGAAAAGGAGGACACGATCGTCAGAGCTCAAAGTCACTCCGTCAATAGATGCAGGAGCGTTTGAAATGTCTACATTGCTCGGAGCTGCGACTCGTACATTTTCCTTTACAGACAATCCTGCTGCTACAGAATCGACATAGCTCTTATTGGCTGCGTCTGCTGAGTTGCTCGGAGTGCCGACTTGAAGAGTACCTCCTGAATAATCGTAAGTGTCTGTCAAGTCCATCTTTGACGCATTGACAGCACTTGCTCCGATCTTGGCATTTGTGACTGCTCCGTCATTGATCTTTGCAGTCTCTACTGCAGAGCTCGCGAGTTTTTGAGCGTCTACACTTGCGTCTGCAAGTTTTGCCGTAGAGACAGAGGCTGCTCCGAGTTTTGCAGTCGTGACTGCTCCGTCTGCGATTTTGGCAGTAGCTACTGCATCATCTGCGATCTTGGCAGATTCAACAGAGGAGCTTGCGAGTTTTACTGCTGTGACTGCTGCATCGTTGAGAGCTGCTGTCAAAACTGCAGATGTTCCGAGTTTGCCGGATGTGATTGCTCCGTCTGCGATCTTTGCGGAGGAGACTGCATTAGAAGCGATTTTGGCTGCAATTACCGCATTATCCGATAACTGACCTGATTTTATTTGTACTGATCCCATGAGAGATACTCCTATATAGGTTTGTTGTTAATACGCGTTTTCTGTCGTCTCCAAAACTGTATTAGATTACTTCTTCCATCTTGATGCAGATTGTATCGCTTGTAGAGTTGCTTTGAAAGAAAAGAGATCTTGCTCGATTACGTCCCTTTCCTATTTTAAAAGTCTGCTTTTCATTTTGCGCTACAAAAAACTTATCTGCTGTCAAAGCTACTCCGTCCGTCTGTCCGTTCTGTCCTACATAAAACTTATGTGACTCAGACGTGACTGTTACCTGGTTACAATCATTTGGAATAAATACCTCTGTGCATGTCGTACCATTTATTGAGAATGCTTTGATTGCAGGGAAAGTATCAAGTGATCGGAAGTCTTGTGCCATTATGATCTCCTAAGATGAGGATGGAATATAGTCGATTGTGAGATAGTCTCCGGATTGAGGAGTAAAGTCTGTCGTGAAGGTTGTACTATTATACTCGTCAAACGTCTCTCCTTCTACCTGTCGGACTCCATTATAGTATACTCTAAGAGATCCTGCCTGATATTCTTCTGGCACTGTGAAAGAAGTATTTGATCCGGTAATTTGAGAAGTGAGATCCGCTTGTTTCATGTCTCCTCCTCCAGATCCGGACTCATTAATAAAAAAAGCAAAACGGAAAGCCATGACATTATAACTCCTCTAATATGACAGAGACTTCTGCCGTTCCTGTCTTTGCAGCGACAAAGATAGACTCTGGACGATTTTTACCCCGTCCAAGTCTCAAAACAATATAATTGCTCGCAGGGACAGTCGCTTTGTTTGTTGGGACTGCTCCTCCGTCTGTGGCTCCATTCCGACATACATAGATCTCTTTGCCTTGAGATCCGAGGCTGATCTGAGATGCTGCAGACGGCAAGAGGATCTCTGTCGTTGAGGAGTCGCTTGCAGTAAAGTTGTAAAAGGCAGGATAGACATTTAATGCCGTCAGATTTTCGCTCATGACTGTCTCCGATTGCGATTGTTCCAAGCTGCTTTGACCTTATCCCTATTCGCTGCATAAAACTCTGGATCTTTGAGAGCTCGCTCCAAGAAACCAGGAGAGTCCGGAGCAGGGATAGCTCCGACATTTGCTCGAGGAGGAGGAGCTGATTGCTGCAAAGATTGCTCTGTATATGATTGCTCTTGATTTGATGCATAAGAGTCTGCAGATGCTTCTGTCTGTGGACTTGGATCCTCGTCGAGCATCTTGAGAGCCTGCAGATGAGGACGGATTGTGATCGGTGCATTTTCCGGACTCTCTACTTGCTGATCTAGCCATTCCGATAGAGTCTGTCTCTCCTTGTCACTCTTTCCTTTTTGCGATCGTTCAAAGGACCATTCTATTGCCTCAACGAGATCCGGATCTGTCAGTCCATGCTTTGATATGGATTGATAACGAGAGAATCTCTGCTCTGAGCTTTGCAGCTTTGTCTGCATCTCTGCGAGCTGTTGATTAAGGATGTCGACTGAGCTCATAGCTTTCTCGGCTTTCTCAAGTCTCCTCTGCGCTTCTTCGAGTGCTTGCTCTGCAGATGTTGCTCGGCTTGCTACCTTTCCTATTCTCTCTTTGATGATTGACTCTATTTCTGATTTGAGGACATATACGCGTCCTTCGTTTTCTATCTCTGTCATGATGTCTCCTTTGGTTAGATAGAGTATTGCGCTCTCTCTGCTCGTATGCGTTCTAGTTGCTGTTTTGCTTCAATCGGATCAAGATCCGGATTGAGCATCTGCATAGCATCGACAGGAGAGATTAATCCTGCAGACAATTTTTGTATTATGTCCTCTCGTTGTGCTCTCAGCTCCTCCGGACTCAATCCAAGAGGAGTATATACGACTCTATATCCGGACTCGGGAAGAGATGCACTCAAAAACCTATTGCAGAGCATAGCGCATTTTGACAGCATCTCCTCGTCTGCTCGTCGGAATACAGGAGCATATCGTCTCTGTGCTTCCCTCTGTCCGTCTCTTGAGATGGATAGAGCATAGCCTGATCGCGGATCTCCGGACTGTCTCAAGACCTCGGAGGAGATTCCTGCTGCTGTGGCTACTCTGTATTCATATTTTGATATGCTCTCCAAGAGCTTCTCCGGATCCGAATAAGTAAAGGATCCGATCAGAGGCTGTCCCTGCATATCTGGATCGGTTTGAAACATAAGGATAGAGCTCGGATCTGTGGAGATTGCAGAGCGTCTCCCTGTCAAGTCTCCTTCTAGCTGACTCAATCCTGCAAGATGCAGTCCTGCGACATACTTCTGAGGCCATGAATTATCCCTTACACAATGAACATAAAAAGAGAAGAGGACTGCTGCTGTCAAAGATCCATAAGCGAGTTGGGCTGCATCGTATGCATTAAATAGCTGTCCTGTCTTTTCAGCGTGATACAAAACGACAGGGAGATAAGGGACTCCGTCTCTGCTCCGATACGGATATGCATCTCCTCGCATTGTCTCATGTCCCATGTAGACCTCTGACATATCCTTGCCGAGCTCTCCTGCAGGAGTAGCCTCAAACATTCCGAAGATCGGATCGTTGGGATTGCGTATATCAAGTACATCCCAAACCCATATAGCCTCTCCTGTCTCCGGATGCATTCTCAATCTCAGCTCTTGATAGTACAAAGGAATATCCGGAGCATCCTCAGAGGATGCGCATACGACAAAGTCCGGAGATACAGATCGAAAGGATAGTCCTGGGACTCTTGCGACCTCCCCAGGGATATGAGGAGCTACGTCGACTCTGACAAACATCTCTCGTATGCCGAGTGTCATCTGCTGCACTTTCTGCATAAGCTGAAAATAGCCGGACTTGCTGACATATCCATCTCTTCCAACGAGAGCAGAGATGTCTCCGTCTCCTGTGACATTTGGCTCTGAATGATATAGCATAGCAAGCTGTCTTGTCACTTGCTCGATTGCGCAGGAGGAGAGATCAGAAGGACCGAGAGCCTCTCTTCTGTCTGTCGGGAGATGTCGGAGGAGCTCGTCCTCTAAGTCTTGCTCCCATAGTCCGGTTAGGAGTCGTCTGCGGAGAGCAGAGTGCTCCCAACGTCTCTCGTCTACATTGCTCGGAGCCTGTGGCTTTGGTGGTATGTTATTGATATGCATGTCAGTATACCTTTATTCGTTGTGGGATATTTGGTTTGTAATCCAGGATCGGAAGTAGTCCATAGCGTAACCCATCGATCGCATGGCCATATGGATCTCTGGATCTTGCTGATTGAGTTCTTTTCATTGTCCAAGATTGTATACTCTTAATTGTTTGCGAGCATTCCGGACGGATCCAGAAATGCTTTCGACTCATTATAGCATGAAGAATAGAGGCTCCGAAGTATACAGAATGTCTTGCTTTTCTTGCTCGTCGAATTGTAAAAGGCAGACCTCGAGGAGGATAGCCGAGAATACTCTCAAAGGCTCTCATGAGCATAATGTTATTCATCCTGTACTGATCTCGTCCTCTATGCTCTCCGTCTCCTGTCCATAGTGCAAGATTGGGATCAACACTATGTTTTTTCAGCATCTCTAAGATTGCCTGTGCATGATGCTCCGGAGGAGCCTGTCCTGATGTATACTCTCCAAGTACAAAGATCCTCGGATTCTGTGGATCTCTCATATCGACACAGGAAAGGATTGCGACTTGTGATCCTGGGTTAGATCCATGATCAATGCCAACGCAGAAACGATAGTCTCCTCCTCTTGGGACAGGTTGCGAGCTGATCATATCCTCGGAGAAGTTCTCAAAGACGACTCCGATCGGAGCTACATCAAAGGAGCCATTGATCCGAGCCTCTCTATCGTAAGGGAGATAGGCTTCTGTGATCTTGTCGATCTGCTCTTGGTCCAAAAGAAAGCCTTTAGGCAATCCGATCGGAGTTGTAGCTTCTACTGTCAAAGGAGCACGATGAGCAGAGATCAGTCCTCTCTCAATCATCTCTTTGATATATGTCACGTCTACTCCTCCGACGGGAGTCAAAGAGATCGCTACTGTCCCTCTCTTGCCTCCTGCTCCTCCTCGGCTCGTACGAGCTACGAGCTCATTAAAAGTCTGCTGATCAACAGGCTCGTCTATGCAGACAAGATTTGCCGTAGCACTTGCAAGTCCGAGTCCCTGTCCTGCCGTTTTGATGCGGATCAGACTTCCGTTGCGGAATTTACAGAGAGGAGCTAATCCTCGGAAGCCCTTGCCTCTAATAAACTCGCAAGATGGATCTAACTCGTCTTTTGGGATCATGTCATATAGCTTCTGCTGTATGGTCCGGCTCTGCTCATGAGAATGAGTGATAAGCCAGGCTTCAATCGGAGGAGGATCTGTCTTGTAATGAGGATGTCTGCCGAGACAGTGATAAAGAAGTAGTGCGCATGTGGCAAGAGTTTTTCCTACTTGGTTTCCTCCTATTAATGCTTTGATCGGACTCTCATCTTTGAGATATGCGAGCTGTGGAGGAGTCGGACGGAAATAACGCAGAGGATCATGCTCTGCTCTTTTCCGGAGCCAAGTGAGACGCTGTGCCATTCCGCAAAGACTCATTTGCGTCTCCAAAAGAGATCAGTGCAAAGAGACTTGTCTCCTTGTTCTGTGCAATAGTCAATCATTGAGATCGTATTTTGTATGTTGCTGATCTCCTCGCATTGCTTCCCTCCCGTCTGAGAGTCTATGCCTCTGGAGTAGACGAGACAGGTCATCTCTCTACAAAGGAGGAGTCCTTGCTTTGTCTTTGTCTGCTCTGGACTGCAGAGCTCTTTGACGACATCGAGATCCGTCAATTGTTTGATGACTTGCTGCTGCGTTTGGCTCGTCTTGTCCTCTATCGGTTTGGGCTTTGTATCAAGAGCCTTTGCTCCTCCGATACCTACAAGTACTCCGATCAGTCCTGCCAGGATAATCTCTACCATTTTGATTCGTTCCTTTCGTTGATTCTTGTCGTGCATTCTACAAGCTCTTTTGCTGTGAGATCAAAGACAAAGATAATGTCTTGCTCTTGCAGTATATCGTCTTTGATCACTGCAGAGATTAGATCGTCCATTTGTGCCTCTGATATTTGTTGTCGGTATATGTTGATATAATTGCGCAAAGTGATTCTGTCTCTATCCAAAGTCATCAAGAGCGCAGAGACTTCTGCATTCTGCCTCTGGACTCTATCCATAGCATAAAGGATTTGTCCTTCAATCGTGTCTATGTCGAGATCGCATCTTTTCATATCGCATCCTCAAAGAGAGATAGCTGAGCATTCTCTCTCATGTATTCCTCTTTGGACCATTCAAGTCTCCCTTTTATAATCGGGAGATAATCCGAAGTGATCTCTATGCCGACAAAGTCGAATCCTTCAAGTATTGCAGCGCATCCTGTTGTCCCCGATCCGCAAAACGTGTCCAGAATCACAGAGCCTTTTTTGCCTCCGATGAGTCTGCAGAGCCATCTCATGAGCTTGATCGGCTTGACTGTAGGATGAAAGTTAGCAACCTCTGGAGACTCTCTTCCGTCAAACCTCTCTCCTTGTCCGTCTCCTAGACACATATTGCTACGAGCAGGACGCATCTTGAGATGATCAAGTCCTGCCTCTCTCTCTCCTCTGCTCGGTTTTGGACATTGATAAAGGTTTGCAGGCCATCGGCCTTGAGGATCTACAAACTCTTTTTCCACAACTTTTGTGTAGTACGATGTTGCACCATCCTTGCTCTTTTTTGATGTACCTTTTGTATTGTAGCCGCCCCCGTTGAGGTTGGTGCTTTGAGATCCTACCCAACACGGATCACCATACCCAAAACGACACGCGTCTATGTTGATCCCTCCTGTGCCGTATTTGAGGACATTCTGTGCAATCGTCAATCCTGCCTCTAATGGTTTGCGTGCTAGGATTGCAGGCTCTACTGACGGCTTGAGAGCAGTTCCGAATCCGTCCCATTTTTGAGCGTCTTGTGTTGCGGGTTTTGTGATCAAAGAATTCTCACTTGTGCCCACATCACACTGAGATCCGCTCGCCCTTCTGCCCTTGTCTGCATATTTTGATCTCCCTAAAACCTCACGCACCGCACCCGCCTCACGATCGATCGCTTTGCTTATATCGTGCGACTTTGGAAAGCCTGAGAAGTAACACCAGTGTATCGTGTCTCGTATCTCAAAGCCTGCGTCCTCAATCGCTACTCCTAATCTGTGGCATGTTCGAGTAGAGGAGAATGCTATGATATGTCCTCCTGGTTTCAATACTCGCAGACATTCTTTTGCCC